CTTAATACTTTCAGCCATCTCTTATACATAATATATAATTAAAAATATTTATAGATGGCACGCGCCTTAAACAATTTATCAGTATCTAAAATAAAGTCGAACCTACTTAATGTAGCACAGTCTTCTTTATATAGATTGACTTTATCCGTTCCTCAGGCAGTACAAAATAAATTAAAGGGATCTTTAGCAGTAGGAGATTATGAAAATATTAGTTTACTTTGCAGTGAAGCAACACTTCCAGGATCTATTTTAAATACTCATGAAGTTACTAATGACTATCATGGTGTGACTGAGAAGATGGCTTATAGAAGAATGTATGATGAGACTTTAGGGTTAACTTTTTATGTTGATAGGAATTATAAAGTTATTGAATTGATAGAAGGGTGGATGGATTATATTAGTGGAGTTGATAATAAAAGTGATTATAAAACTCCTTATATTAGTTATAGGATGGCTTATCCTTCTTCATATAAGGAAAATATATTCTTAACTAAGTTTGAGAAGGATCATTTCACAAGAGACTTTAGTACCATTACGGGTTCTACAACCACATCTAGAACTGTTCTTGATTATACTTTTGTCAATGCATTTCCTTTATCTTTAACTGCTATACCAGTATCTTATGATGGTAGTGAGGTTTTAAAATGTAGTGCTTCATTTAATTTTATTAGATATGTTATGGAAAAAAGTACATCTCTTGTTGGATCTAGCCTTAACGTTGGTTCTAGTTTAGTTAATACAGGTCTTCCAATTGGAGCAAATGATTTAGCTGGAACTACTGCAAATATAGGTTGATAAATAAGACACTGAAAGAATTATTATGCCATTACCTACCATTGTTACTCCAACTTATGAACTTGAGTTGCCATCTACAGGAAAGAAAATAAAATACAGACCTTTTCTAGTTAAAGAAGAAAAATTATTAGTCTTAGCATTGGAGACTGAGAATACTAAAGATATTTCTACAGCAATTAAAACAGTATTAAAAAGTTGTATTCAGACTAGAGGAGTAAAGGTAGAGAATCTTCCTACTTTTGATATAGAATATCTATTTCTTAATATCAGAGGGAAGTCTGTGGGTGAGGATGTTGATGTTAATCTTATTGCCCCTGATGATAATGTTACTGAGGTTCCAGTGACTATTAATATTGATGATATAAAAATTCAAAAAAGTGAAGATCACAATAACAAGATTAAGTTGGATGATGCTTTAATGATGGAGATGAAGTATCCTTCATTGGATCAATTTATTAAAAGTAATTTTGATTTTGGTGATGATGTGAGCATGGATCAATCGTTTGATTTGATTGCTTCTTGTATTGATAAAATTTATAATGAAGAGGAGGTATGGTCTGCTGCTGATTGTACTAAGAAAGAGATGAATGATTTCTTAGAGCAAATGAATAGTATGCAGTTCAAGGAGATTGAAAAGTTCTTTGAAACAATGCCTAAGTTATCTCATAGTGTGACTTTCACTAATCCTAAGACTAAGGTTGAAAGTACTGTAGTATTGGAAGGGTTATCGTCTTTTTTCGCTTAGGTATGGTGCATATGGATTTAGAGAGTTATTATAAAATAAATTTCGCTCTACTCCAGTACCATAAATATTCATTAACAGAAGTTGAAAACTTAATCCCTTGGGAGAGAGACATCTACATTGGTATGTTGAAACAACATCTTGAGGATGAAAAACTCAAGCAACAACAAGCAAATAGCTGATGCCTGGTCACTACAATCCTGACGAATTCTCACAGATACATAAAACTTTAAGTAAATCCTTTGTGATGCAAAGGAAAACTTTGGTGCGAGTTCTTGGGCTTGAAGGAAGAGTTAGTGAGTTAGAATCTCAACAGGCAGCAGAAGAACAAGCAAAGGAAGGTATAGATGAGATATTAAATGATATACACGAAGCAAAGGAAGAAGTAGGTGGTACGAAAACAAAAACAAAACCAAAGGCTAAAGCAAAACCAAAAGTAAAACCAAAGGCTAAGAAGACAAGAGTTAAGGGTAAGAGGATACGTAAACCAAAGATAGATGCTGATAAATTTAAGAGAGGAACTTCTCAAGAAACTGTAGAAGAAAGATTAAAAAGACAGGCTAGGAATAGACAAGAAACTGCAGCTGCAGAAGAGCATCAAAAAACTGATGAGTTTACAGAAACTACTACTGGAACTGATCCAAAAACTGGAGAACCCTTAAGTTCTGAAGAAAGAAAGAGAAGATTTAAAGCAGCTAAATTTGTTAATAAAACTGGATTAGATCCTCAGGATATTAAACCAGAAACTGAAGCAGAGATGGGTGATAGTAAAAAAGATAATGTTATTGAGTTTTTAAATGGAGATGTTAAAGATAACTTAGATGATGTTAGAGATGATTTAAAACAAATTGAAGGTCTATTAAAGGATCAGAATAAGTCTGCTGATGATCAGTATGAAGAGATGAGGCAGGGAATTCTTGCTGCTAAAAAGAAGAAGAGGGAGGAAAAATTAGAAGATAAAGATAAGAAACCAGGTAGTGGATTAAAAGATAAGATGTTAGATATGGTAACTAAACCTGCTGGAAATTTCTTTAATAAGATAATAAAATTTATAACCTTCACTTTCTTAGGGTCAGTAGTGAATAGGATATTAGGTATACTTAAAGATCCTGCTCAACTTTTAGATCCTATTAAAAAGTTTTTTAATGCTATTATTGGGATGGTGAATGTAGTTTTAAAAGTATTGTGGGATATTACTGGTGCTCCTATTAATTTTATTATAGGTGGTATTAATAATGGAGTTAAGTTTATAATAGACAGTATTAATAGTGTAAGTAGCAAGTTGGCATTGCCACCTATACCAGAATTTAGTATACCATTAATTCCTGGTCCTCCTGAAGTTCCAGAAATACCTTTGTCTAAAACAGCACAGGCTCAGAATGAAGGAGCTGTAGGAATGTCTGGTGGCGGAGTGGTTCCTGGTCCTATGGGTGCTCAAGGTGATATGGGATTGGCTGGTGCTGATGGTATTCCTGGTCCTATGGGTGCTCAAGGTGATATGGGATTGGCTGGTGCTGATGGTATTCCTGGTGTAGATGGATTGCAAGGTCTTCTTGGTTTTCCTGATATTGGAGGTACTATTAAAAAACCAACACTTACCATGTCAGACGGTATAGAATTACCAGGTCTTGGTGGTGGAGGTGGTGGCACTAATGCAATAACAGCAAAAGCAATGACTAAATCTCTTGGAACAAGAACAAAAGATATTGGTAACTTGTTTGCTCGTCCTTTTAGAAAGAAAGAAGATAGAGATCCTCTAACACAGTTTGCTAGTGGAATGCCTAACCTTGGTGGAGGTGGTGGTGGAACAAATGCAATTACAGAGAAATCAAAAAGAAAGACAAATATTTTTAGTAATTTTACTCCAACAGAACAAGATCTTAGTCAAGAATTAAATGGGGGTGGTATAGTTCAGAATTTAAATGTTAGAAGACAGGGATTTGGTGGAGGAGGATATGCAGCTCCTTATCCAACAACTAATCTTCTTGGTATGGGTCATAATGTTATTGATACTGCTCCTGGAAATATTATGGGATATAATAAAGGAGGTAAAGTTCCTGGTAGTGGTGAAGGTGATACTGTTCCAGCAATGCTAACTCCAGGTGAGTTTGTGATGAGTAAAGGTGCTGTTGATAAGATTGGTGCTGATAACTTAATGGCAATGAATAAAGCAGGTGGTGGAACTAATCAACCTAAGTTGATGAAGTTTGCTGGTGGTGGGATAGTTCCTGGTATTGATGCACCTACTAAAAGAAAAGGAAAGGTAACTATAATAAGGTCTGGTGGAAATAAATCTTCTTCTCCAAGATATGGTTCTGGTGGTTCAGAAGATAAAACTCCTAAGTTTTCATCTACTGATCCTAATAATATGACTACACCTGTAGTTAAATCACTCTATAATATGATAGGTTAAGATATGTGGGCAGCATTACTAAAATCAGCAGGAAGTAAAGCAGCAATGCAGAGTGGAAAGAAAATGGCGATGAATGTCGCCAAGGAAGCTGCTGTAAATAAAGTTAAGTCTGTTGTTAAGAAGAAGAAAGTAAAGGGAAAAGATATAGCAAAGAAGATGTTAGGAGGCGGAGGTGATGATTCTTCTGGGGGAGGAGGAGCATTAGTTGTTAGACCTTCTACTTCTATAGTTTCTAGTCCTGCAGGTGGTTTAGTTCCTTCTACTAAAGGAGATGAAGGTGGAGCATTAGTTGTTAAGAGTAAGAAAGCTGATGATTTAGGACTTACTTCTTTTATGGAGTCTTTGATTGGGGTTAAGGAGAGTGTACAATCTATTAAAGATTCTTTAAATGATAACGCAGAAGATGCAAAAGATAGATTAGAGAAACAAAGATTATTAAATGCCCAGTTAGAAAAAGAAGAACAGGAAGAAAAGTTAGAGACTAAAAAACCTGGAATAGGTAAAAAGTTATTAGCACCAGCTACTAAAGCTGGTAAAAGTTTCTTACAGAAATTAAAAACATTCTTTACCAATGTTCTTCTTGGAATGTTAGTTAATGGTTTAATAGGAGGGCAGAGAGATGTTGTAGTAACATTTTTATTGGGATATAGACAGTATAGAAAGGTTCAAGCTGCTGCTGTACAATTTATAGCTAAGATTGCTGGTGGTATTAAGGGTGGTCTTAAAGGAGCAGCTGGTCAGTTGGGAAATACTGGAAAAAGTATTTTTCAAACACTTGTTAATGTAGGTAATAAATTAAAAGCATGGGTAGCAAAGGCAATTAAAATTGTTATAAAGGGTGCTACTGAAACAGTTAAAAGAACTCCTCAAATAATAAGAACTGGACAAAGGATTCTTCAAAAGGTAAAACCCATACAAAGATTAAGAGATGCTGGTTCAGTAGTTAATAAGTTTAGAAAAAATCCACTACAAACTTTAAAATCTATTAAGGATACTGGAATAGGTAGGAACGTTGGTAACGTACTCAATAGGGGTAAGAATATATTTAATAAGGCTAGAAATTTTAAAATAAATTGGAAAAATGTTGGTACTGGTATCAAAGATTTTGGAATAAAAACTTTCAAGGCTGCTAAGGAGAGTGGAGTTGGTCAGGCTATAGGTAAGCAAGCAAATAGATTAAGAGCATTTGCTACAAAAAATATTACTGCCATGCAGGACACTGCTAGTGGTTTAATAAAAGGTGGAGTAGAAAAATATAAAGCTTGGAGAAAAAATATTGAGATGATGATGGAGTTGTTAGGAAATCCTGCCAAATTGTTTGAAAAAGCAAAAGCATTTCTGTCTGGAAAGATGGATAAGGTGATGAAGAATAATAAAATGTGGCAGACACTTAAAGATTTGAGAAAGATGAAGCCAGGTCAGATAGCTGGTAAGATTGGGGGAATTCTTAATGGTTTAAAGAAAAGTAAAGAGGTAATGAGTGTAGTCAAGACTCTTAAAAATGCAAAGAGAACTATGAAAATTCCTATGCTTGATAGGATATTAGCTTTGATTCTTGGGGTTGTGGATTATACAATTTTAGGTGAGTCACCTATCAATGCATTTGGAAAGGCTCTTGGAGGTTTATTGGGATTTAGTTTTGGTACTGCTTTAGGATCACCCTTAGGACCTGGTGCTTTTCTTGTTGGTATTGCTGGTGGAATTGTAGGAGAACAATTAGCTAATGCTCTTAGTGCAGGATTATCAGTAATACCTATTGGTAATGGAAAAACTTTGGGAGATATCCCAGATCCTATTGCTGCTGCTACTCCAGGTATGGGTCCTAGACCAATAGTAAGAAATCCTTTTGGTAAGGGAGCTGAAGAATTTGATAAGGCACAGGAAGAATTATCAATGGCTAACTTAGCAGAAGGAAAGTCAGGTGCTGCTGGTACTGCTGATGATATATCAGAGTCTGCATCCTATGAGGAAGAATCGCAGGATGAGACTGTGATTTTAGATAGTGGTGAAGGAGAACAAGCAGCAGCACCAGCAGCTCAAGCTGGTCAAGTTAAGTTTATTCCTTTAGGTCTTGATGATCAAACTATAGTAAATAGTCAGTATGAGAGTCAAACTAAAGCAAGTCTTTATAAGGTATAAGAATGGCAAAGAAACCAAATAAATTATCCACAAGGACAGGTAATATAAGAGAGTTTAACATCTTTCAAGCGAAGGATGGCGGCAACAGTATTGATGCTTCTGAAGTTGTGGTAGATATAAAATACTATGAGGATGTCTTATCAAATACAGTATCTTTAAGTGCTATTATAACTGAGACTGGAGAGAGTGATAATAAAAAGATGGGTAATAAAGGAATGTTAGATGGTCTTCCTATACGTGGAGGAGAACCTGCTACTATTGTTCTTGAGGATCATGATGGTAATAAGTTATCATTTAAAAATGAGAGTAAGTTGTACGTAAATAGAATTAGAAATGTTATTCCTGGTACTCAGAAGGATGTTTATAGTTTAGATTTTTCTTCTAGAGAATTATTTGCTAATGAACAATGTAGAGTGGTGAAAAGATATGATGGTAAGATATCAGATAATGTGAAGAAGATACTCACTGAAGCTACATCAGGAAGTGCTGGTATTAAGACTAAAAAAAATGTTGACAATATTGATGATTCTAATAGTTATAATTTTATAGGTAATGATAGGAAACCTTTCTATATTTGTACTTGGTTAGCATCTAAGGCTGCTCCCGCTGATGGTAAAAAGGGAGGAACAGCAGGATATCTTTTCTATGAGACACATGATGGATTTAATTTCAAATCCATTGATAAATTGTTTCAGCAGGAACCTAAAAGTAATTATCTTTATAGTAATACAGATGATAACCCACCAGAATATGATGGTAAAATTATATCATATGATATCAATAGAAATATTGATTTACAAAACAATTTATTGATGGGAACTTATTCTAATAGATCTTTGTTCTTTGATTTTTATGCTATGAATTATCAGGTAAGAAATTTTAATGTTGATTCAACACAACCTGCTAATAGCAAAGAAGGTGGAAGTAAAGGAAAGATTGAAAATCTAGGATTAGATGAGATTGATTCTGTTGCTGATGAATTTAGACAACCTATTTCAAGGTTGATGAATAAAGTTTTGGATGTAGGAACTCTACCTTCAGGTAAGGATATTGATGCTCAATTGAAAGCATGGAAAGATAAAGCAAATGAACCTACTTTCGATGCTGCTGATATTATGGTACAATCGTTGATGAGATACAATCAGATGTTCTCAATTAAAATAAATATTATGATAGCAGGAGATTTTAGTCTTCGTGCTGGTGATTTAATCCATTGTGAGTTTCCTGAATTATCTGTTGAACCTAATACTAAGGTCAATAAGAAAAGTGGGGGACTATATATGATATCAAGTCTCTGTCATAATATTACTCCGAGTGAAACTTATACTAGTTTAACTCTTGTGAGAGATACTTTTGGTAGAAAATCCTTTAAATCTTAACTATGACTACACCAACCCCAAAGCATGATTTAGATCATGAGGTATATCTTGATCCTAAAGATCATAAAGAACATATCAATCATGGTATGATTGAATATAGTGAAGCAGATTTGGAGATGCACAATGATGCTTTCCATGCTCATTCAGATGATGAAGTTAATAAGAATGAAGGTAAGATCAATGATTGGCATACTAGGCATGAGGATCAGCATCTAGAAGTGTATTGTGACAATCATCCAGACTCATTAGAGTGCAGAGTATATGACGACTAATGCTTGAACAAGGACTAATAAAAACTCACTTCCTTGGGAAGGATGGATTTATATGGTGGATTGGTCAGATAGTAGACAGCACAAAATGGGCTGGCAATCTACCAGAAACTCCTACTGATACTACTGACGGTCAAAAAGGATTTGACTTTAGATATAAAGTCAGGATCATGGGGTATCATACTGCTGTGCCTGGTGATCTTAGTGATGATGATCTTCCTTGGGCATCTGTTATGCTTCCAGTTACTGCTGGAACATCTGGTGGCGCACGAACTGCTCCTAAATTAAGACAAGGTAATTTTGTGTATGGTTTCTTCTTAGATGGAGAAGATGCTCAACAACCTATTATCATGGGTGTGATTGGGTATAATCAATACACCGCGATAATGAAGGATGTTCCTGATACTCCATTCACGCCTTTTAGTGGATATACTGTTAAAGAGCCTGTTCCTAGAAATGCTTTAGGTACTACTCAAGAAGAAGCTGAGGCTGTACCTGATAATCTTAGTCAAGCTTCTGCTGGTGGTGGAGGTGGGGGATCAAAGACTAATAATAAAGAAGTGATGGAGTCTCCTCTTTCTTTAGTGGGTAGAAAGAATGGAGCCAATAAAGAAGCTAATGATAATGAAAGTAGACCTAAGATAGTACCTACCATTAGTAAGTGTGAACCAGCTCCTCTTGTAGGAATACAGAGGGAAGTGAAGAATATGATAGCAGAAGTGCAGAGAATACAAAAGACTGCTAATGATTGGGAGACTAAAGTATCTACTAAGATTGATGATATAGAGGAAGCAATAGCTAAAGTGAAAGATAATGCTACCAAAGCTATTGCTGGAGATGTTAAGAGAATAACTACTGAGATTCAGAAGAATGCTATAAAAAAAGTTAACGATACCTTAAAGGAAACTTATCATGATGTATTTCCTACTGAACTTGGTGAATTAAAAACTAAGGTAGAGGCAGCTAATGATGAGTTGTCTTGTTTGTTTAGAAATATAATGAAGAATCTTACTGGAATGGTAGGAGGATTTTTAAATCAGATAATGGATAGATTTATTACTACACCTTTATGTGCTATAGAAAATTTTGTAGGGTCATTGCTTGGAAAGATTGGTGGTCTTATAGATTCAGCAGTAAGTTCAGTAATGGGTCCTATCAAAGGTCTTCTTGCTGGTATGGGTGTTGCTTCTTCTGCTCTTGATGATGTAATGGGTTTTGCTACTGATGCTCTTTCACTTCTTTCTTGTGATGAAGATCCTAGATGTTCTGAAGTAAAAGAATGGAATCCTATTAATGGACCTGAAATTTCTGCCACCTTAGATTTGTTTTCAATAGTTAGTAAAGCTAAGCAAGCTTCTAAATTGGTGCAGAATGCAGTAAAAGATGCTGCTAATATTGGTGATACTCTTTCTAATCTTGCTAAGAATGCTGATTTCTCTGATGCTCTTACAGATACTTGTAATGTAGGACCAGTATTTTGTGGACCACCTAGTGTTGAGTTTATAGGTGGAGGAGGTAGTGGAGCAACAGGAAATGTTATAGTAAGTGCTCTTACTACTGTGTTAGGTGTTGATATTATTACTCCTGGTGGAGGATACATTGGTCCACCTAGACTTAAGTTTAATGATTCGTGTAATAAAGGTAAAGGTGCTAGAGGTAGGGCAGTTATGGGTCAGGTTCCAGCACAAGTAAGTGTTCCAGTGCAAGTGACAATAACTTTACCTGATGGGACTACCACCACAGGTCCAGATCCTAATGGAGCAACTACTTTAGTTCCAGATCCTACAGGAAGGACTACCTTAGGAGTAACTCAAATAGTAATTGATGATACTGGTATTGATTACCTTCCTTCTTCAGATGGAAGTCAGGGAGGTGATGGTAGAACATGGGCAGAGTCTGATGAAACTACAGTTAAAAGAGCTGATGGAACATATGATACTCCATATAAACCAGGAGAAGTAATATCACTTTTTCCTGGTGATCAAGTGACAGAACCTGGAGGAAATCAGGTTCTTATACAAGAATCTACTACAATTACTACTAAATCACCTCAAGATGTTGTTCCACGTGGAACCTCCCCTACCTTAAACACTGGAGATTATCCTGTGGTATTAGAGATAGAAGATATTAATATTCTTGATCCTGGATTTGGATACGATGAAAATGATGAGGTTGTAATAGGTAATGGAGCAGAACTTAAAATTAAAACAGATGCTTTAGGATCTGTCACTGGAGTAAATGTAATTAATGGAGGTATAGGATTCACTGAAGACCCAGACCTTTACATTAAGAGTGATACAGGATATAATGCTAAGTTGATGCCAGTGTTTAAGGTAATTAGGGTGGACCAAGATACAGATCCTTCTGCTGCAGTGGTTCAAGTAATAGATTGTGTAGGTAAATTCTAATGGCACAACAAGAAAATAGACATCCTTATCAAGATGGAACTGAACATGGATACCTGAGCTTTGGTGAAGTTAATACATTTTCTAATGAAATAGATGCTTGTAAGATAGCTAATGGACCTGATGCAGGTAGACATTATATTAGGTTACAAGAGACTGGAAGTAAGGAGGATGGTTCTAAAGGATCTACTAATATAGTATGTCCAGGTACTCTTACTGCTTTAACTGGAAAGGATATTGTAAACTATCCTAAAGGTTCTGATACTCCTAGAGATATCCCTGCTATCTTTTATGAAGCAGAGAATGGTGACATCATCTTGACAGCACCAAGAGGAAAGATTAAAATAGCAGCAGAAGCTATTGAAATTGTTGCCAAAGGTTCTGATGGTAGAACTGGTGTTGTTAACATCAATGCTGATGATAAAATCATCTTAGATGCTCAGATAATTGATGTGCAATCTAAAGCTTCTACTAAAATATTCTCAGAAGATACTGTTCATTTAATTGGGAAGTCTCTTTTGAACATATATGGAGGATTGGCTGACTTTGCTGACGGAACTACTAAACGTAGGCGTTCCAAGTTATCAGAAGATGACTCTGTATTATCACAAAACGAGGTTGAAAACGCGAAATGAAATTTGGTAACATCACTATAGGGAAACAACTTCTTGTTGGTTGGGGACTTCCTAAAGCATTAGGTAAAGGTAAGAGTCAGATAAGAGGGTCTGCTTATGTGGAGGGACCACTTCAAG